CCGGAGCCTTTGCAGGGGTGGCCGGGTTGCATTCGGAGCTTCACGTCATAGGCAGTAGACTTGCCGGTCTCGGAGCCGTTTCCGGGGTGGCCGAGCAGGCAATAAAAAGGCCCGCCGAAGCGAGCGCTATCCGCTGACAGATGCCAGGGAATTCACTTGCGACGCTTCATCTCCTTTTCGATGATGGTCGCATATTCTTTGTCCGCGCCGGTCTCGTAGTATTTGTCGATGTCCGTGCGCATCAGGGTTTCCAGCTCGGTCTTGCGAGCGGTGTGCTTGCTCTCGCTATCGGAGGATGTGAACGCCACGTCGCCGAACTTCTCGCGGCCCATGTCGGCGGCCCACGCGATAAACTCAGGCATGTCGCCGAGACGCCTGCCATCGATACGGGCCTCAGCCCACTTCGCGCCCACGCCGGGAATGCCCTCGATGAAGCGACGGGCGATCGTGGTGTTGGCCTTGTACTCGCCGTGCGCCCAGTCTTTACGAAGGGTATCCTCAGCCTCTTCCGAAGCGAGCTTGTCCTCCTCAACTTGCCTGGCCTGAGCGGCCTCGGCCATGTCGATGTACCACTCAGCCGCGATATCAACGACATCGGGCCTGGCGCCCCTTGCGTGAGCGAACTCGGTGAAACTGGACAGGATGGGCTTATCCTCGTCAGTCAGGCGCTTCTGCACGGTCTCCGGCAGTTTGTAGCCTGTCGGATCGTCGGGGATGCCTTCGGCCTTGCGCCACTCAGCCATGGCCTTTTCGTCTTTGGGATCTGGCTTGGCACGCTTCAGCCCGGAGCTGATTGTGGCCTGTGCTTCACGCAGAGCCCGAGCAACACCCTTGGGCGAACCATAGCGAGAGATAGCCTTGGCGACATCATCGTCACCACCAGCCATTTCCTCGCGCCAGTTGTCGCCCCATGGCGATTTGGCTTCTGTCTTTCCAGCCTCGTCAGATGCCGCTTTCTCAACTGCGGTCTTTCCAGCGTCGGAAGTCTTCGCCGCCTCTGTGGTGGCTGCTGTGGTCGATTGCGCAGTGGTTTCGGCTGTAGTTTCGGTCGTCGTGGTATCGGCGGCCTTCTCGACCGCTGTTGCCTCAGTCATTCGGTGCCTCTTGCCTCTTGCCTCGTACTGGTTTCGGCGGTTTGCCTTCCACCGCCTTGAGCGTTTCCGCTCGGAGCATCTTCACGATCTGCGCGCCGACGAACCGCCTGCCCTCGGCAAAGGCCGTGGCGTGGCTGTCCTGCTTGCGATAGCTCAGGTCGTAGTAGTTGCTGGCCTGGTTGATGATCCAGTCCATAGCCGTCTGCTGCTGGCCTTCATTGGCCTTGCCGGCAATCATGGCTCTAATGGCCATGAGGATGTCTTTGTCGTAGGGAGCCGGCGAATGCGCTTCGCTCACTGCTTTGCCTTTGCCAGTTTGACGATCGCCAGCGATGTTTCACGTGACATATCCGGCGCTGACACACAGCTTGTCAGTTGCCCCGCCATGAGAGCCACGATGGCCGCGAACAGCCTCACGCGCCAGCGCCCGGCGAAACGCCACCCTGTGGCGGTTGGAGCAGGCCAGCCTGTGACAGCGCCATCGAAGCATCCGCTACGTTCTTGCCGACGAGAGAGCCCGTCTGAAGCGCAGCGGCGGCCTGCGTGAGCCCGTCGATGGTATTCTGCTGGTCCGCCGCGTCCTGCTGCGTCTGTTCATCATTGAACCAGTCAGCCGGCGCCTGCGTGCCGCGCACCGCGTCCTTCGTAGCCTTCTGCCAATCAATGAGCGTGGCAACCGTCTTGTCGATGTTTGCAGCACCCGCTACGATCTGAAGCGATTCCTGGAAGGCCTGGACGTTCTGCCTGCCCTCTGCCGTGTTGAGCGGACCCTCGAAGGTGAACGTCACTTCCTTATCGCTCAGAGCCTTCGGCATTGCGTCGATCTGGAAGGCGTTGTTCCTGACTGCCATCTGGAACGCCACGTCCAGTAGCGGGAGATGATATTCGCTCTCGATCGGGCCGGTGAACGGCAGGATTGCCCTGCGGTATTCCTCTAGCCTTGCCTGTGTTTCGAATGCCGTCTTCTGCTGCGGCGGCAGCATGATCTTGTTGAGCAGGAATGCTTCCGCAATGAGGTTGCGAACGTCCTGCTTCATCTCCATGCCGAAACTCAACCCGCTCGATGGCTGCTCGATGAAGATGGAATCCTGAAGCTTCTGGTCCGCTTCCATGTCCACATAAGTGAGACCGCCGGCATAGCGGTTCACCGCGTCACGGAAGATTTCACCCTTGCCGAACATCGGCGGGTCAACAGCCTTCTCGCCCTGCTCCAGAAGGATGCGAGCGAGCGACTGAAGCATGCGAACATCAGGCAGGGAATTGATTGCGGCCGGGCTGAACCCTTGCGGGAAGCTTGAAACCGTTCTCCACCTCGGGATGATGTAGTTGAAGACCGGAAGCGGCCCCTCCCCCAGCACCTCCTGATGATCGCAGTCGATGTAGAGCGAGCAGAACGGGTTATCCTTGTACTGCCTACGCTTGGCCTTGTCGTCGGCGTAGATTTCCTCGAATGGCAGGACGATGTGCCTGACCTTGAATTCCTTCGACGGGTCTTTCTCGGCTGCGTCCTTGATATCCTGATGGAGATTCTTGGCCCATGCCTTGCGCATAGCCATGTTGCGCGCCGTCATTGGCATGTGGCGCTGATTGTGGTCGATCTTGCCGACCTGGTTCAGCATCCATGCGCATTCCTTCGGGTGCCAAGTCCGAAACAGGAAGTGCGTGCGATCCGGGCTTTCCTCTACCGACAGAACGGGATTGCCGAACGCCACCCAATCGTGGTCAGCTTCATTGGTCGAGCGGACGAAATTCGCCCGGCGATCATAGACCAGCCGGCGGAAATGGTTCGTCGCGTACTCAAGCCAGCGCGCATTGGCCGGGTCTTCGTCCACCTCATCGAGGCCGGTCTTGACCGCGAACCACTCGCCTTGACGCAGCAAAGCCCCAATGGTGTTGCCGAGAGTTTCCCGCGCCTGGACCTGATACGAATCCATCAGATCCATCGAGAAGTCATCGCCCAGCGTGAAGGACTGCGTGAAGTCCGCGCGCATGGGATAGATGTATTCGGCAACCTCCTGGTTGAGGCTGTCCCACTGCTGCTTCTTGGCGAAGAGCTTATCCCCGATGGAGACAAGCTCCTTGGCGCGGCTGTCCATCTATTAGCCGGCCTGCCCGAGTAGTGAGTTGCCGTAGCTCTGCGTGCCGGCGCTGCTGCTATTCTGGCGAGACAGCATCGTGGATGCCCTGCCCGAGCGAGCCGCAATCATCTGGCGCTGACGCATGTCTGCCGCTTTCGCAGCCGCATCGTCAGGAACAGGCATGGGAGTAGGATCGGCAGGCTTAGGCGCCTTGCCAAAGAGACCGGACATTTAGGCTCTCCGTTTCTTGAGGTTTGCGTGGCCGAGATTGATGACAGGCCGGCCACTCGGGTTCGAGTAAGCGCGAATACGGGCCGATACGCTGCTTTCGCCGTATGCCCAGGCGTTGACCACGCAGTCGCCCTTATCCGGCGATCTGCCTAGCCGCTTTTTGATGTCTTCCTTGGGTTCGATCTGGATGCCGCTCTTGCCCAGTTTCCATGTCGGAGCGGCGAGATCGGCCAGCAACTCAGGATCAGGCGGCAGCGCTACCGGCTCGCCCAAGTTCGGTTCTAGAGCCTCGCGGAACAGCCACCAGACTTCGGCCCGCTTGTTGGCGAAGCCCAGTTTCTTGTCCCGCGCTCGCTTCTTGCTCTCGGATGATCCGTTGTGCCCATAGAGCGTGATGCTCTGAACGTTGTTCTTCAGGTGCGAGTAGACGCCGGAGCCATAACCGCCGCCCATATCTATTACGATCGGGCAGCCATCCCTCATCAGGGACAAATCCTTCGCGGCAAGCTCGATAGGGTCCACCATGCCCTTGAGCTTCTCCGCAATCACCTCATCGTACCAATGACCATGGCGCCGAGCATAGGCATTCGCATCGCCGCCGCCGAGCGCCACATCATGGCTGAGAACGGACATTCCGACGCCCTTGGGCGGTTCTGGTGTCCATCTTGCCTGCGCAGCCTTGATCCATTCAGTCGGGATGACCTGGAATGAATTGTCTTTGACCGCCGCGTCGAAGCGACCGTCCCGCATTCTGATGCGCAACTCTTCCGGCATCGCCTCAAGCACAGAGGCGTAGCCCGTGGCCATCAGATCAGGATTATCCTCAAGCTTGGCCGGGATGAAGGTGCGCGACCTTGGCTGCACCATTCTCCCGTTGACTTCTACCGGTTCCGGCCCGGCACATTCCACATCCTCGCCATTGATCGTGGTGAACCACCGCAATTCGCCCGGCTTGGCTGGATTTGGGTGCGTCGGATCAAGCCACGGCGCCCAGTACTTTACGACCCAGTAGCCCTCCGCATTGATCGGCGGGTTGCCTGTGGCAATAACCCTGCACCGCTGCTTCGGATTTACTGAGCGTGTCCAGCCGATCAGGAAGCGGTATTGCGCCTCACTGAAGTGGGTGATCTCATCGAAGCCCTTGAGGCTGTGCGGGCGGCCCTGATACTTCTCAACGTCTGTTTCATGTGGAACGGAGCCGAATTCCAGCACATTGCCGTTTGGCAGTCGCCAGAGTTTATCCTGAGCATTGTACCCCGTTCTTGAGCCAACCAGCCCTAGAACCTCGTCCTCCAGGCCCTTGATCTGCGGATATTCGCGGCGGAAGATGATGGCCTTGTCGTGGTCATCAACCGCCGTTCCGCATAGAAGCGCTGACTTCCCGCCGCCAGCCGAGCCGCCGAAAAAGAGTTCGTCAGCGAGTGAGGCAAGCGCATCGGTCTGCGGGCCGGGATTCGGGATGAAATAGCGACCCTTTGCAGCCTCTATCGCGTCCTTTGCTACCTGTTCTTTCAACCCGGCTGGCAGCGCATCATAGCGCGCCAGGATGTCATCCAGCAGATTTGCCATTCGCCAGCGCGTAGGCGATACGGCGGGCCAGATCGTATCCGCCGGTTTCCTCGGGGATCAGATCCTTGCCGTCCTTACCGGTCAGTTCGTGCTCTTGCTTATCGCGCCAGTCATCGCCAGCGGCATTCTTGAGCGCAAAGATGGTAGAGGTGACAACAGGTCCCTGCTCTGCCTTCAGTAGGCGCCTCTCGAGGAAAAGCTGCCGCTTTGAGCGAGCAAGCTTTATAGTGTCCGCAAATTCCTCGTGGTTGGCTTCCCACTCATAGACGCGCTGCCTGTGAATGCCGAGTTCC